AGCAGTTGTTTGTCCTGCTAATACACTTATATTCTGTAAATTTGATCCATTTTTCTTTATAGTTACATTTACATTTGAACCTGCCGGAGCAGTATCAACATAAGCATGAACTTTTTTCAAGCTGTATGCTTTTTGTAAATACAATCTTTTAGTGCCTGTATTCGTTGCTAAAGTATCATCAAAGCGATATGCTTTAATAAATTCTTGTGTTTGTTGCGCAATCCAGTCATAATCACTACCATTATAACTTAGTATCTCTCCCGTGTTCGCTGTATTAGTATTTAGATGTGTATCTACATTTGCATCATTATAGCCGCCTGCTGAAGATATTTCTTGCTGTACAAACGCTGTAGTTGCAATCTGAGTAGTATTTGTTCCACTGCTTGCTGTAGGAGCAACAGGAGTCCCTGTAAACGTAGGAGAGTTTGATTGTGCGGCATCAGTAATACCGTATCCTGTCAATGTAGTTGGCTTACCTGATAAGCTACTAAAAGCTCCATCAAAACCACTAGGATCTACAGAGCTTGGATTAGTTTGTACCCACTGGTTAGAAGTCCCGTCTGCATAATAAACATAAAGTACAAGAGCATCATCGTCAAACCAGAGATCTCCGGCAGAAGGACTACTAGGAGCATTACCAGAAACAGATACATTTGCTCCTGAACTAAATCCTGATATTGCTGATTGAACAAATGCTGTTGTTGCAATCTGAGTAGTATTTGTGCTAGAAGCGGCAGTAGGTGCCGTAGGGGTTCCGGTAAGTGCTGGACTTGCTAAAGGAGCAGCATCCGTAATACCATATCCTGTTAGTGTAGTTGGCTTACCTGTAAGGGCACTAAATGCCCCGCTGAACACTTCTGACTGATTTGCAAGCCTTACCCAGTTTCCTGCATGAGCAAAATATGCCGCACCAGTAGCATGAACATGAGCAAACATACCGTGGTATGTGCTTGCACTAGGCAAATTAGAGGTTTGAGAGAATACATTTGCAAAATAAGCTTTACCTGTAGTAATAAAATCATTACTACCAATGTCTGCATCTGCACCAGTAGTAAGTGCATCAGTAATACCGTATCCTGATACTGTAGTAGGCTTGCTGCTTATATTTGAAAAAGCTAAGCTAGGAGGAGTATATGTGAATACTCCTGTAGTATTGTTATAGCTTAGTGTGCCGCTTCCAGATGCAGAGTTTGATGTTACACTAAAATCTCCAAGAGCGCTGAAACTACTAATTGCTCCTGTTACAAATGCTGTAGTTGCAATTTGATTTGTATTTGTATTAGCTGACGCAGTAGGAGCAGTAGGAGTGCCTGTAAGCGATGGAGAAGCTAGAGGAGCTTTTGTAGCTAAATTAGATGTAACTGTAGAGGCAAAGCTAGCATCATCATTAATAGCAGCAGCTAATTCATTTAAAGTATCTAAAGCCCCTGGGGCGGAATCAACTATTGCATCTACTTTCGCTTGTACATGCGATTCCTGCACTTGCCACTCAGGAATACCTGAAACCGTAAGTGTAATGTGAGAATTTCCAGAATTAGTTGTGCCTTCAGAAGTATACGTAAAGCTTTTTACTTTTTTATCAAATGCATTACCAGAAGAACGTGTAAAAGAATTAGAATTAACTGCTGCAGTAGTATTGTCGTGATAAGTAAGTGTCCCAATAGTAGGATCATTTACTCCTGTACTGCTAAAGGCTTCCAAAAATAAAGCAGGACTTATATTTACTGTTCCGCTTGGGAGTCCTGATGAAAGAACCAGCCTGGTATCAGAAGCACCATTTGCAGGAATTGTAATATTGCCAGAAGAACTAGAAGCAAATCTACTATCCAAAGGCGCTACTGAAGTTCCTGCGACTTGCTTGTATAGAGCCCCTGAATCTGTTTCTATCCATATTTCATCAAATGCTACAAATGTTGCAGGGGCACTATCTTGAAAATATACTTTATTTGATGTTCCTATAGACTCTTGCACTTTAGATGTTGTAAACGCAGTTGTAGCAAGTTGCGTAGTATTTGTAGTAAGTGCTGCTGTAGGAGCAGTTGGAGTGCCTGTTAAGGCAGGAGATGCTAAAGGAGCAGCATCTGTAATACCATAGCCAGAAAGAGTAGTAGGCCTTCCGGTTAGACTTGCGAATTGTCCATTAAAAGCATCAGTAATGCCATACCCAGATATTGTTGTTGGAGTACCGCTTAAAGAACTAAATGCCCCGTCAAAAGCATCTGTAATACCATATCCAACTATTGTAGTTGGTCTACCTGTTAAAGAACTAAATGCTCCGTCAAAAGCATCTGTAATACCATACCCTGATATAGTAGTTGGTTTTCCTGTTAAAGAACTAAATGCACCATCAAAAGCATCTGTAATACCATATCCTGATATAGTACTAGGTTTATTTGTTAGCGCAGAAAAAGATCCGCTAAAAGCATCAATAATACCATAACCAGATATGGTATTAGGAGTAGAAGTTAAATCGCTAAAAGCTACGCTTGTAAGAGCATCTGTAATACCATACCCAGCTACCGTGGTGGGCTTGGCTGTAATTTGACTAAAAGATACACTTGTAAGAGCATCTGTAATACCATACCCAGCTACCGTGGTGGGTTTATTTAATATATCAGCAAAAGAAGGCTCATAAATTACATAATCTAAGCTATTCCAAGCTGTGACTCCGTCTCCTATCTTGAACTTGTCAGTATTAGTTTCGTAGCCTAATTCACCAGAACTAAGAGTAGGATTAGTACTAGCCCAATCTGCTGAAGTATCTCGCCTTATTTGTATTCGTGCTGTCATTATGCAGAGCCCCCGTCAAGAATTATTATTACATCACTCGATACAGTCGTGGCAGTGCCACCATCAACAACAAAGTTTACAGTGCCTCCTGCACCGCCTACTCCCGATTGATTTACATTCCTAAATTTTTGAGTAGCAGTATCATATGCAATTACTTGATTTTGTTGTGGAGTGGTTATATTTACATCCGTTAGTCCACCTAAAGTTTGAGATCCTGACTGCTGCTTTACAAAAGCAGTTGTTGCTAAAGTAGTATCATTACTTGTTGTAGCAGGGGTGGGGGCTTTTGGTGCTCCAGTAAATGTCGGGTTAGATATAGGAGCTTTTAAAGCAAGTGTTTGGGTTATAGAAGTTGCAAAATTAGAGTCGTCGTTTATTGCTGCAGCAATTTCATTTAAGGTATCAAGAGTTCCAGGAGCACCATCAATTATGCTATTTACTTCATTAGTAACAAAAGCTTGAGTAGCAAAAGAACTCAAATCAGGCATAGTCATAGAGAAAACACCTGAGTTATTATTATAGCTTAAAGTACCTTGACCTGAGGGAGTAGTATTAACTACAGACAAACTTGTACGGTCAATTTTTGTTTTATTTAAGGTATATGTATCTATAGCTGAAGAACTAAACAAAAATATTTGATTTACAGTTGTTGCTACTCCTATTTTTGTAGTTGAGCTACTTCTTGTTTGGGTTATCGTACCACTAGTAGTTATATGTACTAAGTCGCCTGGAGTTAAACCAGTGAAACCATTTACTAATCCATGAATAAATACAGCTACACTATTTGGTCCACTTGCAGAAGCAGCCGCAAAACCTACAAAAGCTTCTGAAGTATTATTTGAATTTACGGCCGCAATAGTACCGTTTGTAAGCAACTTTACAGGATCAAGAAAAGAGACTTGTCCTGTTACTTGAAAAGTACCTTGAAGAGTATCTGTTGCAGTTTGTGCAAATCTTTCTTCTATAAGAGTGTTTGCAAAGTTTGCTGGGATCTCATTATCTTCTGTCCCTACGGAACTATTCGCAGGAAGAAGAACACCTCCTCCAGATGTTGCCGATAATGAGGCTTCTCCAATTGTAATAGTGTCGCCAGAGAAAAAAGCATCTTTTACATAAAGTTCTTCGAATGCTTGACTTTGACTGCCTAAACTAACATTATAAAAGGTTGCTGTTTTTTGATTCGGAGCTTCACCAAAAGTATATGTGCCTCCTGCAGCTAAGCCAGTAGGAAAAAGATTCCCATCTAAATATAAGTTATTCCAAGCATTAGAATTATTTCCTAAATTTTTAGTGGTTCCCGCTTTAGGAACTAAATCTACATTTAAATTCTGAAGTTCATTTTGCACCCAACTACTGTAAACATAATACTTGCTACTATCGTTTACAGGTACAGTAGTAAGATTTGTATTTGCTGCAAATATTGGCCCAGAAAACTCTCCTCCTGTTTTATCCATTTTTCCAGAAAGAGAAGTGTTAACGCTAGTTGTAGTAGCTGCATTACCGCTTACAGTCCCAATTTGAGTTTCTAAATCATGAACAAAATACTTTAACTCTTTTTCTAAGGCTACAATACCGTGCTTCAATGAAATAAAGTTTCCATCGATTTCTGGAATTGTAAGCAGTTCCTCGTTTGGCTTATGAGAAACTGCTACTGTATCATTATTCTCATGCTCGTACGACTGATCAGTAACTTTAGTAACAACACTAACGTTTTTACTAATTCTTGATTCCCACTCATTTTCAAGTTTATTATAGACATACTGAACTCCGTTCCGGAGAACCGGAACGGAGAAGTTGTCAGTAGGATCTGCATAAACAGGTACTGGTAGAGAAGGAGACGTACGAGAATGTGCCATCTAGCTTATGATCCTGCGGCAGTATTATCCTGTAGCTGGACAGACCAAGTAATCTGCAAAGTATCTGCAGTTGCTTTATTTACCGGATCAAAAGTTGTACGACAAAGCATAGTCTGAGTCAAAGGCCCTTGAGTAAATCCATATGCGGCCGCTTGAATACTCTTTGCGCCTGCAGTAAGAACTCCATCAACAGGACCAAAAGTTGTGCTTCCTGTTACAGCATTGGCAGCTCCACCAGTAGGATCTACATGGAGAAGTTCAGAGTTAGCCACATTAGTAGTAGGAGCACCTATACCTGCTCGAGTATCAATATGAGCAAGTTCTGCTACGTTAGCATCGGTATTATTAGTTGTATAAGGACGGCTGCCCACATCAAAGATTCCTAAGTCTTTGATATGCTTATTAAAGATACCTGCTTCTGTAATTGGATAGACCCTATTATGAGGAGCTCTAGAAGTATTTGCATTTGTTTTATGAATTACTTCATAGTCATTCTCTGGGCGAGGATTATTTTCTTTAAATGTAGCAACGTATACAATTCTGTCGCCATTTTTCTTATTTCCCGCTACAGCATTGGGAGCGTAAGTTTGGCCTGGAATATTGTATGCAATAAAGTCATTTCCAGTGGCAGTATTATATCTAGCATGCTGGTCGCCTGCACCCGCATTGGTAACGGTCAAGCCACCAACTGTAGAGTAGTCATTTTCTCCTTCTGGATAGCCTTCTGGTTTTGTACTTTTTCCGTCTGCTACAATACTGGAGCCTACTAAAGCTCCTTGAAAAATACCATCAACAGCAGTTCCGAATTGAACAAACTCTGTGCCTCTAGTATCTGTTGCTATACTTCCGAAGCTAGTATGGTCGCCTGCTGAAGTAGGGGCATTAGTCGCTGTCTGACCTGCGGGCTTATCTTCTTCTGCTCCGATAAAGGGGAATCTAGGTCGCAAAGTACCACTAATTGTATCAAGAACAGCATAGCCAACTTCATCTACAAAAGTATTAACATTGGTTGCACCAGCAAAGTTAGATCCTGCTGCCAGTGCTAAACCATTTTGATCTGTAAATATTAAGTCAATATTGTGTTCAATCTCTCTTTCATAGAAAGCACCAATTTGGCCACGACTAATTCCTAAAAGACCTATGCCTGCTTCCGTATAAGGGCCACTACCATTTGCAAAACCAGTTGTAGAATTAAGAGCCTCAGTATTTGTAGTTCCATCTAACTTGGGTCTAGAAGCATTATTAGCTGCTCCAAAAGGCCCAAGCTGATCTCCATTCGGCTCAAATTGAGATTTTACATGAGTATGAGTGGGATGATTTGGCATATTCGCAACTACACTGTAAGAAGTGAGCGGAATCTGAGCAACATAATCAACATCAATAGTTGCACTTGCTGCATTATTTGCAGGGGCTTGGCCACCTAAACTACCACTAAGAGTAAGAGTTGTAAGAGTTGCATGAGGAACTCCTGACTCAATTCTAGTAATAGTAACATTGGTAGCAACTGTATTTGCTCCTACTTTTTTAACTTTCAGACCAGTCCTAAGTCTTTTTACAGTATTACCTCCATCGCTTCCTGTCTGAAAACGAAGAGTAGTTACTCCTCCAGATTCATTGTAGATAGGCACATCCGTTCCATTACCATCAACACCTCTAGTAAGAGTAACCCCTTCTAGTGTAGGATATTCCCCTGCTAGGGTGGTGTCCTTCATTAACTGAACACGAAATCCTCTTTCATCTTGAAGCATGCGATCATAAGCCTCTGGAGTTGCAGCTCTCTTTCTTGAAGTAGCTGTTTGTCCTGTAGTAGTATCAGTCTGACCTCTTGCATTAGTTGGAAGAGCATCAAAATCTTGAGCATTATACTGATTCGGCTTTTTACGAGCTGCAGCCCCGATTCCGACTGCCATATGGCTCATCATTCGAGGCATTTTGTGCTCGCCAGCACGATCTTGGCCGTCGTCAATCATTCTTCCAATGATATGCGCGATACCGGCACGAGTTACTTTATTTCGAATTGTTTTATGTTGCTTTACCTTACCGTCTTTATCACGAAGGACTAGGTTCACAACACCTTTTAAGCGACAATCGTCTTGGTACATTTAAGTTTCTCCTTTAAAATTGGCGTGATCTGCCAGGGGGTATTGCGGCAACATATGGTTCTAAAAAATATGCTCCTCTCGTATATTCTTCGTCTCTCATCCAAACATATCCTTTTTCAGAGGACGATAGAAATTCTGTAATACCTTCATCATTTTTCTCAGTTTTCTTTGAAGTAAAACTTATTGTGGAAACAAAATGTTCTGGAATTATCTTTCCGAAAACTAAGGGTTCAAATTTATCTCTAACATTTATTCTTAAAGTTGTTGATCTTTCTGGGGGCGCTCTAGAAATAGATATTTCATCAATATACCCTGTTACATTTTTTATGGGCTTATCGGTATCTTTAACTTTGGTAGAAATTAAATTAATAATTTCAAGAATACCTTTTCCTATTTTAAACGCGTGTAGTTCTTCAGATGCATCAATACTATTTGTTAGTTGTTTACTTTTTCCTGCAAGTAATAACTTTACTCTAAGATTATTTTTTTCTACAAAAGGTTTTTTAATTAGTCGATCGAATTCATTATCATTAAGGTCGACACGATGTTGAACTTCGCTAGGCATAAATTTAAAAAATACATCTGCTCTTCCGCCTGTTCCATCTCTATCTTTACTACTTACTCCTAATCTTTCTGCTATTAACTTAACCTTTGCAGGTAAAACTTCTTCTTTAAAATCAACTTCTTCATTGTGTAATCGAGTCTGTATAAACTTTAGTACTCTTTCAAATTTATCATTTACAGCAAAATTAGTTCCAAGTCTAAAGTCTTTTATTATATCAATATCACTTATTAAAAAGACTCTTTCTGTAATTAATCTATCTCTACTTACATTGACATTATTTCGTAGATTTATTTTATTTATTACATCAATATTTGGTTTTTTAGAAATAAAGTCTGGCAGTTTTAATTTATTTGGTATCGGCTTTCCTAAATTTTTATGAGTCTCACTAAAAGATTTTGCTACATCATTTTGTATTCTAGACTTTGATATATCAATTAACGAGTTTCTTGCATCAAAAATTTCAAATAAAGTTCTATTAATTTTAAAGTTTTCTCTATCAATAAGCTTTAGTTTATTCAAAACTTCTTTTTCTACCCTTAATTCTTTTTCTGTTTTTGTCTCTGCTCGATTTGTAGTTAAAATAAAATTAGCTGGATTAAGTAGTAGTGAGCTTGTAAGTTCTGCATCTTCTCCTAAATGTTCATTAACTTGTACATCTTTTCTAACAATATCTATTGTCTTTATCTTGTGGGGGACAATAGGTTTAGTTACTTTTTTATTCGTAGTAGAAGCAGCTAAAAGTTTATCTACATTTATTAAGGCTTTTGGATTTAAAATTAGCTCTCTGTATTTTAAAATTTGTCGAAGATGTTTTTTAAGTTCATCATCTACACTATCGTCAATAGTAATATTTTCTGTAGAAATATTTAGTGTTTGACTAAATTGTAAAAGCTCGTCTACCTTTAATCTATTTAATACTAGTCTTGCTTTCGGAGATAGAGCTTGTGATGCTAAACGTACTCTATCAACAGTTAGTGTCGTTCCTTTTTCTAGTTTTACTCCTGCATCTAAAAATACTGCTAAGTCGCCAGGACCCGGTAAGCTAACTGAAGCATTCGCCGGTAGAGTTCTAGCAGATATTACTTCTACTGCACCTGACGGATCAAAGGGCGTATTTATTCCTATATTAGTTGGAGGAAAAGATCCATTTTTAACATCATAAAAATACAGATTACCACTTCTATTAACTACATTTGTAAAGCTACCGACGCCGGGAATGATAAACGTACCTGACTCTGGTATTCCGGTATACGCCTCGTCGTTAAATAGAAAAGGCCCGTGTTGTTGGCGGTACCCCGGCATCCACCAGTATACAAATCCAGTAAAACCGTCTGCAAATTCACCAAATCTGTTATTTATCTCATCTCTGTTCCAAAAAGGAAAAAATCCGTTTTGGCCTCCAAAAATAAAAGAAGGATCTAAGGGAATTACTCCATTTTCATCTCCATACAATACATGTTTATTCGATAAATCACCTAGAGGATCGTTCGGATTTTGGCTATTAATTGTATTAAAGTACCCACCTGCAGGGGCTTTCCAATAACCTGTTCCAAAAGTGCCTGCTGGTAATATAGGCAGTCCAGCGGGTTGAGTGGTGTGTACAAATTCGTACGCATCTTCAGGCTGGTTTGAAAGAGGGTGTGATGCAGTTACATCTCTACCTAATCCAGCAATCATTCCGTAATCTTTAGAAACTCTATTTGCTAGCGCATAGTTAGGAAATTCAGTTCCCGGTTTTAATCCTCTATGAATATCTACCTTATACCCTTTTGATATAAAATTAATTGAATTTGCTAAGTCTCTATATTTTTTACTTTCAAAAATGTCGTCTACAGTATCACTAATTTTAAATATATCTAGTAAAGATTTTTCTTGCAATACTCTTGTTCTAGAAATTATTTGTAAAAGCTCTTCCTTAAGAGTAGCATATTTTGTAGTTACTAAATCATCTATATTTACAAAAGAAAGATATTTAGTGGATTGAACTCTTTCTACTACATCTGTTAGCGTTACAGTATTTGTAATTTCTTCTCTAAGAAGTATAAATACATCTAGTAATACATCAAATAAACCAGGAGTATTAGATGTTACATTAAACAAAAGAGGCGCATTGCCTCCATCTACTCCTGAAACAATTGGGTCATTTGATAGGGTCGTAGACCCCATTCGCAACCCATTTGTAGTAATGTTTTGAAATCTAGGATCGTCTTTTGCCTGAGCTAATAATATTTTTATATCAAAATCAGCCATTTAGATCACTATATTTATTTGATTTGATTTCACCTCTGTTAATTTTGGGGAATCTTCTATCAAAGAAAAGAATACCGCAGTATTAGTTTTTCGAGTTGCTAAGTCTGGAGTTGTTAAAGTAGCTTTTTTTAATACAGGACTATTTCCTGCATTTGCTCCAAACAGTATTAAATTCTTTTTCACGATCCAAAATCATCTCGGACTTTTATATCAATTAACTCAAAGACACTCATTACCTCTCCATTTGCAAGAGTAAATTCAATTTCTCCTTCATAAAAACCTTCATCTGGCCCCGGGCCGCTTGAAGGTGCCAAGAAACTAGAAAGAGGAAAGACTAGAAGCCCTGCTGGTAGATTAGAGGAAACTGTATCTAAAGGAATAGTTGCTAGTATTGAAGTCGTAGCTTTTTTACGGATACGTAAATTTATGGTGCCAGACCCTACAAAAGCCTCTCCAGTATCTGAGCGAGTTACAGTCGCCTTTAGCTGCGGTCCTGTATCTCCTTTTACTACTTGAATTATATCCATTTACTTTGACGTACTCCTAGAGGAGGCTTTTATTACAAGTTAAAATGATTATATCAATCCTCACATGAAATGTCAAGAGTTATTTTTTAGTGGTTATATGAAATCTGGGCCGGAGTACCATTGAACTAAAGAGTATCTAACTCCTTTTGTTACTGGAAACACTCTATGTTTTAAAGAAGAACCAAAAATTATTATTGTACCCTGTACTTTTCCTCTAGGATGCCAACTAAAAATTTCATTTTCATCCCAATAATCTCTAATATGTAACTCTCCTCCTTCATAAGATGAGGGATCAGAAAGCTGCACTGTTACAGATACTTTTCTTTGAATATCTCGAGCTATATCACAGTCTCTATGCCAATCGTAATGCTCTCCTTCTTCATAAACAGTAAACTGAGGTTTTTCTCTCGAAGTAAGACTAAAATTCCAATTATTATAGAGATTTGCTCGAGATACGTAGTTAAAAAGTAAGTTATCTACCCACCCATTTTCTGGAAGCCAGCAGAGTTTTGATTTTCGCATTTTTTCATTTACAAGCCCCTCCGCATCTATTGTGCCCTTTATCATTCCTTGTTCATGGCCTTCTTGTATAATTTTATTACAAATTTCAGAAGAAAGCTCCCCTTCCCATAAAGAGAAGGGAGTTTGTATTAATTTTTTCATTAAGTAAGTCGTCCAAGTATAACTCTAGGATTACCACTCGCATCATTTACTAAAATGCGAGGTCCTGTTCCTCCCGAGCCCGAACTACCGTCCATAAATATCGAACTAGTAGCAGTGGCACTACTAGAAGATATTTCTAGCTGTTCGGCACCGATTGCACCAGCTTTTATTATGTCTGCGGTTACCAAAACTTGAGAAACCCAAGAATTGCCACTTCGTCTAAATGCTGCTTGAGTCCCTGAAGAATTTTCAACAATTGCTACAGCCCCTTCGACATAAGTGCCTGCAGGAATACTGCCAGACGATGGCGGGCTTGCATTCTGCTGATTTACATACAAAAAACCGCTTGAGCCATCAGAGCCGTTAGTTCCAACAAATTTTACATACGTTGCTTGGTGCATTGCAGCAGTAAGAGTAGTAGGTTTAGTACCTGTGTACTCAAAAAAAGTAACATACTCATTGGAGCCCGGCGTAAAGGAAAGATGAGAAGTACTACTAGGGTTTGCTCTATCCGAATAAATAGGTATTACTCCTTCAGTATCTCCATCAGTTCCATCAGTTCCAATAAATCTTACAAAACCGCTGCTGCTTGTAGTAGTGGGTTTAGTTCCTGTGTACTCTACATATTTTACGAATTGTCTGGCGCCTCGTGAAGTAGAAACACTTCCTCCACTAGCCGCAGTAGAGTAGAAAATTACTACACCCTGACCAGCGTCACCATCATCACCATCATTTATAGTTATTGAATTACTTGAATTACCGTCACTGAAAGTAACAGTAGTACTATTTCCACTAGAGGTAATACTGCTAATTGTTACTGAACCTCCCGGAGGTCCGGGCACAGTAGAAGCGGCTCCAGGCGGTCCGGGCGGTCCCCTAAGCTGAATGTTTGGGGCTACTAATTCTATCGAGCTGGTAGGGCCTGCAGTAAATTTAAAATAATTAGTATTATCTCCGATATAAACATTGCCAAGGCCGTCCATGTAAAAACCTGCATCACTATCAGTAAAGCTTGTTTTATTAGCACTGTAAATTCTACCAACTGAATTAGTGCTGTTTCCAAGTTTTAAATTGCTCGCTACATTAAGGCTATTTGATATTGTTGTATTTGCTGTGAGCGTATCTGCAGAAAGAGTCCCATTTACAATTGCACTTCCATCAATAAATTCAGTTACTTTTGAACTAAAGCTAGAAGCATTTACAGGGCCATTACTACCACTATTATCCGTTCTAGTGCCTGTATAGACTCGTGTCGCCGCATATGCAGGAGTATTACCTGTAGCTGCTTGAGTCAATGTAACCCTATCATTAGGAGAGATGAAGCCGTCTGTAGAAGCTCCCATTACTAGTCCTGCGGCTGTTTGAGCTGCTGCAGCACTTAAAGTACCTGCCCATGCCGCTCCAGTTGTTGTCCCTACTGAGCTAAAGGTAAAGGTTGCTCCATCTCGTACTGTTTGTTTAACTTTTGCAAATCTTAAAATGTTACTTTGAATTAATGCATTACTATCGCCTAAATCTCTAATTTCCACTGTTAAGGACGCTGTAGTTATAGAAGCCGTAGTAAGAATTGCAGAATTACTACTACTAATAGTAACTATTCCCGTACTGCTAACAGACCCTACACAGTTTACTGCTCCTCCGGAAGGAAAAGTTACAGAAAACTTTTTGTCTCCTGCTGACCCATTTGCAGCAAAATTTGAAACAGTATCAAAAGTATAAGACTGTCCTCCCTTGCTTACGGTAAAACTAGTTGCAAAATCATTAGCACTGCCACTAACAATTCCATTTTCATCTGCAATAAATAAGTGAGAGGAATTTGTGCCGGCTGAATTATAAGCATCTTCTCCATCAGTTCCAGGAGTTGCAGGAGCAGCATCTTGACCAGCAAGAGATTTAAATATTGTTTGAGTTATTGACTTCTCTTGAATATCTCCTAAAATATCTCTGCCTTTTATAGTCCAAGTAATACTTTCATTTTGCCCAGATAATTCACCCAGTCTTTCCGCATTATCAATACTAATAATTTGATTTCCGTTTGTTCCTCCTGAATAGGTTATATTTCCTGCTCTTAAATTAGTATCTGTATCAGTTACAGATTCAATATACCATTCTCCATTTTCAATATCTGCATCGTTTGCAGGCCCTCCGCCTGAATTTGCAGTTGCATTGTTTGTTCCTATGTATTTTCCTACTGTACTTCCAAAGAAAACCTCCATTTGTGCTGCGGTTCCGGGAATTATAGTTCCTGAAGTTGCGCCATCCGAAGCTGCTGCTACTGCTACCGTATTGTTAGGTAGAGAGATTGACATAGCAGGAGATCCCGGCCCTAACTTTAATATTGGAGTGCTATCGGTTGCAGAAACAACTTCAGGGCTTACATTTAAAGAAACTTCAACTTCTACAGAGCTTATACTTTTTTGGGTATTTGTACCTGCTATATTTACAGTAAAATTACCCGCTACAGAATTAGGAGGTGTTATTACTAAGGTATTTGAAGTAGACCAATCTTTAAGAACATCTCCTGCTTGATTTTTGAATCTATATTTTGCATCGCTTGGAAAATTAAATGCTTGTGCTGTAAGAGTTATCGCTGATGCATTATTAGTTAAAGAGAAACCAGTATTAGAAGAATTATATACTACTGTATTATCATTTGCAGTGAGTGCAACAGTTCTTCCTTCTGTTCCAGAAGCTCCGTCTTTTACTCTTACTAAATTAAAATCTTTTGTTAATGTTTTATCCGTATTGGAAGGATCAAACTTCTCTCTAACAGTTACAGTAAATTCTAAAGGACTACCGTCTCCATATGGAAAAGTTTCTGCTGCATTGGTAGATGCTCCTGCAAGTTGTTTTGTAAATCTTTTAGAGACTACATCTACATCTACAAAATCTGAGTCAGCTACAAAAGTAGTGCCCGTTGTTGCATTGAATCCTGTTCCTGTTACTTTTGCTTGAGGAGTTTCGAACCCAATAGCCTCTCCTGTTAAAGTTATATTAGCATAAGTTGTTTGAAGAGGGTACTGTGCTGGATTAGTATTAGGTATTGCAGTGCCGTCATAATTAAGAGTAGCAACATTAGAATCTAGTACCAAGCTTCTAGGTAGTACTAAATCTGCGTTTAGTGTGCAGAAGTTATCAAAAGATCCGCCCGCAGTAAGTTTTCCTATAAGAAAATCAACACTGAAATCTGGGCTAAGCTCATCTCTATAGTGATCGGACTCTACAAAAACCCCATCATAAAGTCCTCCAATTGAAGTTGTTGCAGAAGTGATTCTACCGCTGGCAGCGCTTCCTGCGACTCCAGCACTCAAACCACTGGGAGCAAGGGTTTCAAAATACTGATTACCTGATGTAACCACTTCTGTAATTACTCTTTTAGAGTGTCCAGAGGAAGCAGTATTAAAGTTAGAGTTTGAAAATCCTTGAATTGATACATCGTCCCCTACTTCAAAGGGGATGGTTGCCGGAGTAAAGTACCGTATTTTTATAACACCATTATCATTTATGGATTCTGCAGAAGTAATATTATGAGTTTTATATTCAAAAACTCTATCGATGAACATTACAGTATTACTTTCTATATAAGAAACTTTTGCTGCAAGTTTTTCAGAAAATTTTATTACGCTTGTAGCAGAGTAGTCCCCAAGAAAATTTGTTCCTACTCCTACTACTTTTGCAGATCCTTGATCAACTTTTACTTTTCCTTGTTTAGACTGCCAAATATCAAGATTACCGAAAGAGTAGTTTCCTGAATCGGTTGGATCATTTGTATTATATTGTTTAGTTGTAGATTTTATTTGGTCATACCAATAATCCACATTGAGAACCGGATCTGCAATATGATTAATTAGTCTTATTGAAGAACTACCATTGTAATCTTTTAAAAATACAAAAGCGCTATTTTTATTTAAAAGACTAGAGCTCCACCAAGACTCTGATGTAAATTGTCCTAAAAGCGAATAATCTACTTCACCTGTAGCGATATTTACATTTGTAGACCCTGAATTAGACCTATCTCTAAAGGAACGAAATGTTACAGGATTTTTCTCATATGAGAAAGTTTTAGCCCCTACCGCAGTGCCAATTACTCTTGTCGAATTAACTATTCCTCCAACTAATAAACCTTTATCTCTATCGTTATTTCCGCCAAAAGTATCAAAAATTTCTACAACTGTTACCGCAGGTCTAGAAACTCTTCCTAAATCACTAAAAGAAGAAACAGTAAAAGTCCATTTTCCTTCAGGAATATTATCATATTCCATAGAAGTTGTTCCAGTGGTTCGACTTTCTTCGAATCCTGGAATAGTTGTAGTAACTTCATAACCTCTTATATTTGAAGTATTAGCAGGGGGATCCCATGTCAATACTATTTCTTCCCCCGGACTTTCAAACTTAGGGGCACGAAGTATTCGCAGCCCCGTAGGAGGCGGCAATGAAGTGTTAGGATCGGGATCTGGAAAAAGAGGATCTGGTAGTGCAGTAGTAAAGTTTGTTTCAATAGTATCAAACTTAGTATTGTAGTGCTCTACAGCACTAATAGCAATTACACCTTTTGCTTCTTCTACAATTTTTAATATTTTATATTCTTTATAAGATGCTTCTGTTTCTAATTCATCTTTTAGTGCCCAAATTTTGCCAATATTTGCCGCTGCTACGTCAGAGGCAGAAAGCTCAGTAGTAGTTAGAGTATCTCCTAAACTATTTCCAGAGGCTCCTGATTGTTGAAAAGTAACTTCTTTTGTATGCGTTTCTGAGGCATCTCGTAAAAGTAAAGGAATTCCTATTAAAGATCTCCTAGTTGAATTAGTTGTGTTAGCCGGCCCTCCTGCGCAAGCGTTAGATACAAACTTATCATAATCTTCATCTGTCCAAGCGCCTCCGGCACCAGACCCTCCTACGTTGATTTCTACAGGGTTGCCTTGAGGGTCAAACCATTTAGTTATAGCCGTTCCTTCAGTAACAAATCCTTGCCCTGATATATCACTTGATTTTTGTAAAATAACTTTTCGTTCTGCCAAAAGCAAAGCGATAGTATAAGCTCCTGCTCCTCCAACCGCTGTAGTAGTTCCGTCTAAATCTTCTGCTAAATTTCTATCAAAAACTACAGTTGTTACACCATTGCTGTCTCGTACTGCACTTTTTATTCTTCCGCCATAAGAATATCCAAAGTCATGATTATCTTGAACATTTATTAGATCTCCGGGGGCGAGAAAAGCACCATTAATACTTGTGCTAAAAGTTACAACTTCTACTTGATTTAAAGCTGTCCAAAGTTTCCATCTTCCATAACGAATTGCTTGCCCTTCTGAAGTGCATCCAAAAGCCACAGACTCAGATTTTATTACTTGGCCCGTTTTAACAATATTGTCTCGATCCTCTACAAATAAAGGCTCGATTTTATATTCATTATTTGGATTGTTCCACTTTACTACTACTTGATTTGTTCGTGTTTTTGTACCTGTAAATTCATATTGAAAATTGCCATTAATTACATTTGATCTATTAAAGTTATAAACTGCTACTTTTGGTTCATCTATAATCGGCGTTATTTGGCCATCCATCCAGTATAGCATACCACGAAATATAGTTGCCATATCTTTAAGAACTTTATAAACATCAACAGCTTTTTGTAAGTATAAATTAGCAGTAAATCTAGGCTCTACTCCTCCTTTTCCATCAGATACTAACTCGTCACAGTAACGAGCAATTTTATACAAAGAAAATACATCAATATCGGCGTCACGAACATACTCTCCGACCCCATATCTATTATTTGTTAATATATCATGAAAAATCCAAGCAGGATTATTTGTGTATTCTTTATGATCTGTTAGTTCTCCATTAAATAATCCAGTATATAATCTTGATGCTTCTGGAAAAGATCCAAGCTGCTCTTTCCCCTGTAATCCTCCAGATGCAGGCAAAGAGTCTAAAAACTCTTGTGTGATCATCCCAAACTTTTCACGAGGAGTATAATTTTTAGGAATACGAACTTTTAAGCCATAGCACTCATAACTTCTTTTTGGTAAATTTGTAAACTGTCTCGTATTGAACGAAACATGAGCCATAGAAGTATAAGGATAATTTAGTCTTTCTTTTATAACTGCAAAAGCATTAGGAATTTGAGAGCCTTGAACTGCTTGTATTTTAGGCACTCCAGGACTGTCATCTTTTTGACGATAGTCTATTGATAGCCCTGCTCCTCCAGCATAAGTAGACCATGAATGCGCTCTTGCAGAAGGAGTATCATTATTATTTTCGCTTTCTGTTATTCTAACTATTGTCAGCTTAAACCCAGAAAAAGGTTGATACTGTTCTAAATTTATTGTATGGGTAAAAGCAATTCCTGCAACAGATTTTGCTCCGTGTGCAAAAATGGGGGTACCTTGGGCAGTAACATCCCTATTTGTTCCATTAATATTTACAACACCATCTACTGCAACGCCTCCGCTCACAAAGGCTGTAACACCTCCGCTTATGCTAGTTTGGCTACCTGTCTTTTTTAGAGTTGTACTGAGAGCTGCACTTATTTCACCCGTGCCCTCTAAAAATCCTACATCTGTATAATTACCTGTTACTCCATTTTTTATTGCTAAATGAATAACATAGGCAGCTCCTGCCTGTTGTTTTTTTGCATCATCCATATTCATGGCGTACAAACCGCCAGGATATTTAAAAAGCAAATGTACAGTATCTACGCTTCCTGCTGCTGCGCCATCATAGGTAATAGTTTGAGGTATTCCAGTTTTTAACTCTCGAATAGGTGGAAGGCCAATAGAAGTGTGCCCCACAGTACCGCTTATACTTGTTAAAGCATTCTGATCTTTTGTTCCGGGCACAAACTGATACCCTGAAGATCTAATTTTATTTGTCTTAGGGTTTGAATGAGAAGAATCATCGTACACTACAGGAGTTATAGAAAATGTTTTATTACTAAAAGAGTATACAGGACCTGCTGTAGTTATTTCAGTTCCTGAAATACTTGAAATTTTTATAAATTGAGAGAATTTTAATTTTAGATTGCTTCTTCCATTACTATCCGTCTCTTTTATCCACTCATATCCATTATCTAACGTTCCAATTTTAAGTTTAATAGTAATTTGAGTAGTAGTAAATGCTGAAATTGTACCTGTTATTTTTCGATCTTCATCTTTTGAAAATACAGTTACGAGGCCATCTCCACTACTAAGATTGTCTAGCCGAGACACCTCTCCAACTGTGTAATTTGTAACCATGTTACTTTTAGTATTTGAACTAATAACAGAGTCAGCAAAATCTCCTGTGAGTACCAGAGTATAAGTTGTTGCTTGCTGAGCCCAAGGATTAGGACTAGCGTCAGAAGAGCTACTTGCACTAAATTGTATAGGAGCTTCTCCTGGCACAGCAGGAGATGCTTGAGCTTGATCTTCAAACTCAAATACATTGTGAAGAAGTATGTATCTTTTTCCTGTTGTTTCTCCTTCTGTACTGACATTATAGTCAAAGAGTTCATCAGCATACTCGTTTATGTGTATTAATCGAGTATTAGTAGAGTCTCTTGATACTGTTTCTCCCTCAACGGAACTATAGCCTATTTCACTATCATCATGTATACTATCATTGTTGAGAAAAATACTTTTCCCACCATGAACAAGACCCGCAATAGGACCTTCAGAAATTATATCTGTAATTCCTACTGCTTGTTCTGTGTGGCCTTGTAGAGCTGTACTATAGCCATCAGTAATATTTCGTGGAATGTTAACTGGACCCGTTACCATTTTTTATTTTCTCCTATACTTCTTTAAATGAAAATAAAGAAGTATTATAAATTGTGGATATACCTGCACCTACAGGCATGTCTCCATCCGCCCCATGTAATCCTCTACCAAAAGTATCATAACTTATTGTCTCTCCCATTATTTCAAAACCACAAGGCTGCCCCGGAACTCTTAATCTACCATACAATATCGGGACAGGATCTCCTGATTTAATACTTTGAACATTACCATTAAATAAATAACTTTCTTCTCCTGGCTCCGTTTTATCTACGGCAGGGTCTGGTGCCATTAGTTCCATTAGTCCTGTAGTTACTAGCATTGTTCCCGCTACAAGCATGGTTGTTGTAGCCCAAGCCGCCCAGCCCATAGGATTTGTTACTGCCAGAACAACAAGTACGGCACCAGTAATTATTTTTAAAGCACTTTTTGACCCGGCAGGAAGAGGAGTAATTATAATATCTCCTTCATTTATTTCCATAAGTAGTTCTTCTGGATATTCTAATTCAGATCCTGCTGCATCTATATGTAAAAACGTTCCTTCTTCATGCTTCTTTTGAAAGTATGGACGAAACTCAGAAAAATTTGCATCTAAGCATTTGAAAACATCTGCAGTAGTATTGCAATCTATTTGTAAGTGAGGAGTAAAAACTTCACCGAGTTCCCCTTCTAAATATACATTACGCAACATATCTATATACTCTATTTATAAACTTGGCCCAAAAAGGGTACAGATTTTCTCTGCACGATAAGCGATGTACTGCATGGTGATAAAAAATATCATTTCCTAAATAAACACCACAATGATTAGCTACATTAGAGTGTACACAAAAAGTAATCACATCATTTTTTTGAATATTTTCTATTGGAACTTCTTGACCTCCCCACTCCTTTACTATTTCAGGAGAAAAATAATCTAGATCTTTGTTGAACCAATTATCTTCAAAAGGTATTCTGGGAGAAAGCTCAATATTCTGACTTTTTAAATAATCTCTCATTGCTTCAAAACAGTCTTTTATACCAAACTCGTATTCTCTGCCATATAGTTCTGTTCTATCTTTTACGGGCTTTAGTATATTTAAATCCATTTCAGGGTATGAAAAAATAAAAAAAGGAATACCTAATGTGTTACAGTTATTAACATCCGTTTCACTTGCTTCAGAAGTTGCATCAGGATGGCTGTGAACTATTCCAACTATGTCTGAAGTTCTACTTATTTTTAGATACTCTTTTGAGTCAAAGATAAAAGTTTCTTCGGGATTTTCTGCAACGTTTTTACAAGGAATCCAATAGTCTTTTCCTTGTTTTACAGCTATAACTCCGCAGGCTTCTTTTGGGTATTCTCTAAAAAAATGAGGTTCGATTTCATGTAAAAAATCTAATATCATCTAAAGCCTTTGGTTCCTGGGAACCCTCCAAATGGAAGTGAGATCTGATTGTTGAATATAGCACTGGGAATTGCATGTTTAACGCCATTTGCGTCTGTTTTAATAGCAGTGACTCCTGTTTGACTAATTGCTGTTCTAATATCTGACTGATAACGAGCTTTGCAGGAAGCTATGAGTTTTCCGCATACATCTCCTCTAACCCAAGATGCCGGATTTGTTTCAGGGTCGTTTGTTTGTCCGGCCGCCCCTGATGGATTTTGAGAAACTACTGCTTTATAGACTTCTCCATTTTTAAAAGCATAAGTAGCTCTTCTTGCATCTCCATCAAAAATAGTAACAGGAAGTGAGTTTGTCCAAAGTTCATAAGTTCTTACAATTCTCCAATGTCCGCTTTTTTCTGTTGGAGTATTGTTCATAGTATCTATAGTTGCTTGATAAAGCAAAGGACTATGGAAAACAATATCATTAGTATTGTAAACTGTAGAACCACTATATGTTAAATCACTTAAATTAGTGGGCAAACACTCTCTAAATATTAAAGGTTCATCGTCTATTGTAAAAAATTGAAAAGGTCTGTCACCATTATGGTCTCTCATTTTAGAGTCCCAGTGACACGCACTTTTAACATCTGTTTTATCTAGCCTCCAACCCTTATAAGACCAAGGACAATATTTTCCTACTACAACTCTATTAGGTACTTTTACTCCTGTTAATTCAAAAGGGCTTGCTAGTTCTAATTCAACTGAGATGGACGTTTTTCCTGAAATTCTATCGATAACATACTCACTTCTTGGAAATTGAAAAGAGTTAGAAGGAGTAGCACTTTCGCTCGATAACTTTACATATTTTTTAAGAGTTCTTCTATATACTAGTCTCTTTCCTAATAAATCATCAAGCACAAAATTAGAAATATTAAGAGGAGCAGCAGCTAACTGAGTTCTTAAAGGATTATTATTTCTAAAAAGAGTTTCAACATTTGGTATTGTTAATCTCGGTCTAGCAGATGCTCCATCGCTGTGCCTTTCTATTCCTTCTATAGCGATTGGCATTGGTTCATATTCTTCACCGTCAAAAGTTATTGTTTCGTCCGTATCATAAGAATGAAAATTTAAATAAATTGACGAAGTTCCTGTAGTTGTATCTCCAGGAATCCACTCCAGCTGATATAGTAAAATATAAGCTTCTGTAGCATCAAGCTCTAATGCTTGAATTTCTTGTGAGATATTATCTGTCATACAGTATAAACTCTTCTTAGTTGTGCTGAAATAGATTGAACATCATCATGCCCAATATTTACAGAGTAAGACTGAACGGCAACTCGTACCGATTCTCTTTCTAATCGTATAGGAAAACTGGCAGGTTGAACTATATCAAAAAATAAAGAAATAAGTGTAATTTCTTGCCATAATCTATTTGAAAGATTCATGGTATATGTTTCTCTTTTTGTATTTATTCCATCTCTTACTCTTTGCTCGTATCCGTCTCCAAATGCAGCAAGTAAAACTTTTTGTTGAGTTTGCCTAGCAAATCCTCTATCAAATTTTATCTCTCTATTATTAAACCCTGTGGGATATAATTTGTCTATAATTTTATTATAAAGTTCCTCGTCAGGAACTCCAGATTCAGTAGGATAGCGATTACGTAGTTCTGTATAAAGCCGTCTTTGTAAAGACGAACCTCCATTTGCATCTGAATCAGTAAGAGGCTTTGGAATGTCAAAACTAAATGCTCTAGATGCCATTATGATACTCCATGCGGGCTAAGTATCCCGCCCGGCCTTTTCTGATTTACAAGCTCTTTTTGAACTGCTGCAGATATTGCTACTCCAAGCTGTCGAGCTTCTTCAGAGTCTGCATCTTGGTTTCTTTCGGTTCTTCCGCCTTCAATACTTAGATTTACAGTTACATTGTTTTGCTGAGAAGATTCCCCCATTTGTCCTCTATTTGGAACATTTAAATCTACTGGGATTTTCTTTCCGTCAGGCAAAGGTACGACAGCTTCATCGCCATGAAGAATTGCGGGGTACCCTGCTTTTGGACCTCTAGCAATTCCTCCATCTCCGTATCCAAGAGGCGGATATAGTCCTTTTGCAGCAGGTCTTGCTATCATTACTTTTGTCAAAGTCGCCACTGCCGCTGTGTTTGCTTTTTCTGTTACAGTGTTTGCTATTTCTGACTTTGTTTGCAGCTTTGTAATCAGTCTTTGTATCATCATTGCTAAATGAAGAACTGCCATGGCTTTTTGTAGTTTTTGAGCTGCAGAAGAATTTCCCATTAAAGCAGCAATAGACCCTCCAATGGCAAATACATTTTCTCCAAGTACTTCTTGCATTTCTCCCAGCTTACTTGTATTTTCTTCGGTAGCTGTAACTTTTGGATCCTTTGCTCCTCCTGCCATTCCCTCTGGAGGCGGACCTGACTCATAAGTTATTCCATCTATAGTTCCTGTCGGGCCAAACGGATCTTGTCCCACTCCAGCACTCCCTACTGCGCCGCCCGGCGCCTTTAGTGCTGCAAGTGTTGCTGGGCCTAATTCTACTGTAGGCCCCGCTGCTCCTAACGGGGGAGGTGCCATTCCTACAGGAGCTGGAAGTGCGGCTCCAGGAGCAGTTGGAGCCAAAGGAGGCAGGACAGTATCAGGAGTAGTATACGGATCAAACATTGAAGGCTGAGAAGTTGCAGGGGGTACAGCAACAGGTCCCGGAACAGTATCAGGTTTTGGTTGCAAAGCAGCTGTCGAGTCACAGCAATCAACTTTAATTCTAAGCTCAATATCACGTATAGCTTCTTGTATTTTTAATGCAACATGATTTCCACCAGTTTCTATCTTTGTTTGAATATCAGTTGCAACATCGGCGCCTGTTTGCTTAGTTGCTTCATTCGCAGTATTTTGTGCCTCTTGTCTTCTTTTCGCTAGTTCTGTTTCGGCATCAATTATTGCTTGTTTCATTGCTTCTGCTTGATTTTCTTGAAGCCCCAGCTTTTCTAGCAGAGGATCTACAATTATGTTTTTAACAATAGATTCTTGGATAGTTCGAAGAACTCCACGTGCTACATCTTTTAGTGCATCACTAAGTTTCATACTTTCATCATGTAAACTCTGAAACACTGCATTTATTCCGTCATTCAAACCTTTGCCGAAAGCATCTGCAGCATCATTAAGCACTAAATTTAAAGGCTCCAGTTCTTCAACTGCAAGTCGTAATTCATCTCTAAATCTTGTTAAATCAGCTTTAGAAGCTTTTTCTAATTGGTTTGCTAATGCCGTGGCTAGTTTTGCGCTTTCTCTATACTGAGGTATAAAAGACAGTTGTAAATTTGCTATAGAGTCATAATGAGCAGCTAGTGCTTCAGTTTCTGCATCTTGTCTTGATCTTGCACGAATTTCTTTAGCTTTTGCCTGCGCTTCTTTTGCTGCAATTTGAGCTTTTAGCACTAAGAGGTTATTTTCTTGCACGATCATATCTCTTCTTAGTTTAAACTCTTGTTCTATTAAGAGTCTTTTTTGCTCTATTGTTCTATTTTCTAACTCTAATCGGAACTTAGCAGAGGCCCTCTCTTCATTAAAGAAAGGATTTCTAACGCCTGCTTCTTTTATTTTAAACGCAAGATCTTTATCTGCCTGATCAAGAATACTATCTTGTATATCTTTTTGTAGCCTTACTTGCTTTTGTAGCTCTTTAGTAAAACTTTGTTGTAGACGAAATTTTCTATCGTCTCTTTGTAATAGTTCAATTTCTTTTACTAAAGGAAGAAGTAGTTTCTGTATTCTCTCTTCTTCTTGTTTTTGTTTATTTATTGCTTCAGCTACACCTTCTTGTAGCTTTAATTGTCGGTAAGTCTCATCCGCAAGTGTTAGACCTAATTCATCTGCTAGAGCTATATCTGCTTTAATTTTTCTTAAATTAAGATTTGCATCTTCTGCCGCTTGGGCTGCAGAAAGACTCGCTTTTTCAAAGTTCAGAGCATTTTCCATTACTCCAACTCTTTTTTTCTGGTTTTCAAATCCCTCTTCTTCTAATGTTTTATATTTTTCTTCAATTGCTGTACGTCTTTCTGCCAAAGCAGCCCGTAGCTCTTCTACGGTTAAATCTTCGAATTTTTTCTCGACTGTATCTTCAATTAGTGAATAAGCGTCTCTCAGAGCAGCAGTTTGACCTTTATTAATATCATCGCCCATAAGCTCCCCAATAGTAATTGTTCTTCCAGAACTAAAGGGGCCCTTTTCTACTTGTTGACTTAACTGAGGTAACTTATCCAATAAGTTTCCTAAGTTATTATCCATCTCATCTAAAGCTGTGAATATTCCTGTAAATTGTGAGCCGTCTGGCATAAACTTACCTGATGCTTCACCAAAAGCTTGAACAGCTTTGCTTATTGCTCCATAAGATTGTGCAAGCCTTGCTATTTCTTCTTGACTGGTTTGAATGTCCCCTGTTGCCTCTGAAAATGCGTCTCCTAAGGCTCGAGTTCTATCAATAGCGTCTTGTGGATCTAGCCCATCAAAAGCAGCTCGAGCTTCATTAACTTGCTCTTGTAAAGCATCTAAATCCTCCAATGAGGTTTCACTTACTAATGAAGTTTCGCTTATGGCTTGAATTGCTTCTCTCATTAAAGGGAGAGATGCCTCTAAGCCGTTTAACCTTTCTAAAGCAACTAAAGCCTCTGGGCTATCTTTTACAAAACTTAACTGATTATTGTCTGCTACTCGTATAAGATCTTCTAAATTATCTTTTGCTTGTAAAATTTTTAATCTTAAAGGATCTAAAGTTCTATCCCTTGCTTTCTCCAAAGGATTCATTCCTCGAGTAAGTTCAGCAAATTCTGTATTTAGGTCTGCTACTGCTTTTCCTGCTTGAACTATTTCATTGTTTAATTCTGCTACCGTATTTGCTGAAGTTTGAGGGCCTTTAACGCCCAGTGCAACTCCTGCAGACTCCAAAGGTGATAATAAACTTCTATCCTGGAGCGTTGCTGTCATATCGTTAGGATTTGTAGCTGATTGGCCAGAGAAGCGCTTTTGCTCTGCCAAAGCTAATTTTTCTACAGCGATTCTTAAAGAGTTTATTTGGTTTATTACAGGAGAAAAATTAAAGTTTCCTACTAAGTTTAAACTTCTTCCTAGTTGAAGTAATTTATTATCTGTTTTTTCAAAATCGTTTCTTACTTCTTGAACTGCTTCGGATTGCTTTTCAAAAGCTGAAGATAAATTTTCTGTTGCTCTCTCTGCATCTGCCAAATCTTTTGAAATAAGAAAAGCTCGACGAAATTCTTTTCCAAGTTCCACTGCCATTACTACTAACCCAGCAAGAGTGGCGGCACCAATCAATTTATTAACAGCAGCACCAACAGCAGCAGTCATTAATTTTAAAGTTCCCATCACTTTGCCATACTGAAATTGAAAATCAATAAGATTAATTTTCCAGCTAGCAAACATTTTCCCCATTAAGCCTTTTCCTTCCGCACTCATTCTAACATTTTGTGCTCGAATAATTGCTATATCTCTTTCTATTTCGGCTCTTTCCATATGAGAAAGGTTTATGACTTCACTAGTTTTTGCTCGAACAGACCTTTCTATTTGTTTTAGTTGTCTCTCCGTAAATTGTCCTTTTCTAATTTCTCCTGCTATAACAGACTTAGTTTCTGTTTGTGCAGCTGCCATAAGTCTCTTTCGCGCACCAATACCTGCTGCCGCTGTAGTCTGTATCATAGGACCTACAGGTGCAAAAGATTTTATAATATTGACTCCTAAGATCCCTATTACGGCTGCAACTGCAAATATACTATCCTTTAATGCTCCTGCAATAAAGTTTGCAATATCTGCGATTGGTTTTGCTAAGTCTTTAAATGTATCTTGAAATGCAGCGCCAAACTGAGTCACTGCATTTACAGAGTCTCCAACGTCTTGAAACTTTTGTTCGCCCTGTTCAAGTACAGCATTTACAACCGCTTGAGTCTTTTCAAACTGAGTTAAATCTTTTACATTTTTATTAATTGCAGCAGCGTAGTCTCGAGAGGCTCTATCAAGACGAATGATAATACCAAGTTCATCAAGTAGTTCTGGTTCTGCTTTGATTGCACCTCGTGTCAAACGATTAAATGCATCAGTAACATCTCTACCTAAAATTGTTCCTGCATTTTTTGCAACTTTACCTAATCGTTCCATCTGGTCAGCAGTCAGTCCTGCGGCTTGTCCGATTGCTACAGCCTGGGCAGCTTCTTTGAATGCTACTAGACCTCCGGTTGCTGCTTGAACATTACTACTTAATAATTTTAAAGATACGCCTGTTCTGGCTGCAAACATCTCTTGCCCTGCAGTAAGAGCAGAAAGATCAGCCGCTTGCTTAAAAAATTGAAATGCAGCAGAAAGAGCAAATACACTGGCGGCAACAGTTGCATAAGCACCAACCAAGCCACCCATGCCCTGTGCCATTTTAGAAAATTCTTTTGTAGTATTTGAAGTAGTCTTGGCCGCACCTTTTAGATTTCTATCAAGAGTACGAGTCCCAGTACTTGTACGATCAGTAGCGTTATCCACTCCATCTAAAGCAGAGCGAAGTTTTTTTGCAGACACAGTTGCTTTCTGCATTTTGCCATTGACTTCAATATCAATAGTAATTTTCTTTGCCATTAACCTTTCACATTATGGGTGTAGTTTTTTCCACCGCTTTTAGCTTTTCGCT